CTGATTCAACGCGGAGAAGTAAAACGCTGCTTAATTCTGTGTCCCTTGTCAATCATGCAGTCTGCATGGCTTGGCGATCTAAACAACAGCATCATCCATCGCTCTGCCATTGTCGCGCACCACTCGCAAGCTAGTCGCCGTATCGAGATGGTTCAGCAGGACTATGAGTTTGTGATTGCCAACTACGATGGGCTTAACCTCATCGCTGACGAGATCAATAACGATGGGCGCTTTGACTTAATCATTGTTGACGAGGCTAACGCCTACAAGACCATGACGACTAAGCGCTGGAAGACTTTGAAGTCCATCATCAAGCCCAACACATTCCTGTGGATGATGACGGGTACTCCCGCATCGCAGTCCCCTGCGGATGCGTACGGCCTAGCCAAGCTAGTCAACCCTGATGGTGTACCCAAGTTCTTCACTGCGTGGCGCGATCAGGTCATGCACAAGGTGACGATGTTTAAGTGGGCGGCTAAAGCCAACGCACCAGAATTGGTACATGAGGCACTGCAACCGGCCATTCGCTTTACCAAAGAGATGTGCCTAGACCTACCGCCTGTCATTACCATGACGCGAGAGATACCACTCACACCACAGCAAGCCAAGTATTACAACCTTCTCAAAGACAAGATGATGGTGTACGCGGCAGGGGAAACAATCAGTGCGGTCAATGCCGCCGCTGGTGTGAGTAAGTTGTTGCAGATCAGTTGTGGTGCGGCCTACACAGACGACAAGGAAGTTGTGGAGTTCGACTCAGCGCCTCGCCTTGGTGTACTGGAGGAAATCTTGGAGGAGACAACCCGTAAGGTCATCATCTTTGCTTTGTTCCGAAGCACCATCGACAGCATCCACAATCACCTCTTGAAGAAAGGCATCGCCAACGAGTGCATCCACGGCAGTGTGACGCCGCCTAAACGCGCTGACACCATCAGGCGATTTCAAACAGAACCTGAACCTCGCGTATTGGTGATGCAACCGCAAGCTAGTGCTCACGGGATTACCCTAACAGCCGCAGACACAGTAGTTTTCTATGGCCCATTGATGTCTGTTGAGCAGTACGTGCAGTGCATAGCACGAGCAGATCGCAAAGGTCAAGACTCCGACAAGGTTACTGTAATTCACATTCAGGGTAGCCCAATCGAGAAGAAGATGTTTAAAGCATTAGAAGCCAAAGTAAGTGACAACTCTTTACTTACAGAGATGTTCGACACAGAAATAAATTCATGAAAGGGGGTTGCAACACACAAAAATTTATGTAAACTGTCAAACCTTAGACAAAAACAAATACAGGAGAAAGCACAATGTCTGAAGAAACCCAAGAGCCAGTACCTCTGGACAGGCTCGCAAAAATCTATCGCAAAATCAAGGAGCGCATCGACCTGCTGACTCAAGAGTACGACACCGAGATCGAGACTCTGAAGGCACAGCAAGATGAAGTTCGCTTTGCGATGAAAGACCAAATGAAGTCCATGGGCGTTAAGTCCGTGCAGACTTCCTTTGGGACTGTGTCAATGGTGACCAAGACGCGTTACAACACGCAGGACTGGGACTCATTCAAAAAGTTTATTCTTGAGAATGAAGTCGTGGACTTGCTGGAGAAACGCATCGCGCAAACCAACATGGCACGGTACCTCGAAGAGAACCCGGGCTCTCTCCCGCCGGGCTTGAACTCTGTAACGGAGTTTGAGATTCGCGTAACTAAACCAACCAAGTAAATTTATCATGACTAATATCGCACTATTCAACCCTTCCAATGCTCCCTCATTCGCACGCAACCACGAGTTATCTGAGACAGCCAAAGCCCTAACGGGTGGCGGCGTAGGCAATAGCACTCAACGCATCTCCATCAAAGGTGGTGTGTTCCGTTTGCTGGCCGGTGGTAAAGAGATTGCCTCTATCGACGAGCGCTTCTTGGACGTCATCATTGTTAAGGCTGCGCCCAAGGTCAGCCGCATCTTCTATGCTAAGTCTTATGACGGTGACAACATCACTGGCCCTGACTGCTGGAGCAACGATGGTGAGCGCCCAGACGCATCCGCTGAGAACAAGCAAGGTACTACTTGCATGAGTTGCCCTCAGAACATCGCGGGTTCAGGTCAAGGCAATAGCCGTGCCTGCCGCTACCAACAACGCTTGGCTGTGGTGCTTGAGAACAACATTGAAGGTGCAGTACTGCAGTTGACTTTGCCAGCCACTTCGGTGTTTGGTAAGGAAGACGGAGACAAGCGCCCATTGCAAGCCTTCGCTCGCAACTTGGCAATGCAGAACCCACCCATCAGCCCCGAGATGATTGTGACTCGCATGAAGTTCGACACGAAAGCAGAAGCGCCCAAGTTGCACTTCGCGCCTAGCCGTTGGCTGACTGACGAGGAGTACGCAATCGTTAAGACGCAAGGCGACAGCGATGAAGCCAAGCGTGCAGTTGTGATGACTGTTGCCGCCGCTGATGGTGTGAAGACTGCACCTAAGTTAGCCATCGAAGGCAAGCGCCCCATGGGTGAGTTGACCAAGGAAGAAGACGCTCCAGCATACGAGCCTATCGCGGCCAAGGCAAAAGCGAAAGCCAAGCCTGTCGAGGTAGAGGAACATGCTGAACCAGAAGTCCGCAAGGAATCTTCTAAGCCGTCTGCTGTGCCTGCCAAGAAAGGCAAGCTCGCTGACATCGTGTCCGATTGGGACGATGAGTAATTAAATCGGGGGGAAAGCTGTGCAAAGGCTTTTAAGCTTGCGGACGAGCAGTTAGTACCCCCACCTAAAACACTATGGCCTATTCACAAAAAGTAATTGACGCAGTCATGGCTGCAAAGAAAACGCCCGGCAATCAGCTTGGGCGTTGGGCGATCTACCTAGATTTCCCTGTGACGAAGATTGCTTATGCGCTCGGGGTCACACGCCAAACTGTGTACAACTGGTTCGAAGGTAAGGATGTTTTTGTCGCGTATCAAAACCGCGTGGAACTCCTTTTAGAAATAATGAAGTCCTCAAAGGACGCACAACAAGCTTGGAGAAGAATATGCAAAGAATACAACCTAGAACCCTGACCAACAGGGAACTCATCAACTATTGTGCAGACGCGGTGGATGACCCGTTTGGTATGCCAAAGGAATGGCAGAAAGAATTATTGCGCCGTTTTGTAGCACTTTCCCCAACAGAAGAACACCCGTTCATCGATCCAAACCAACAAAACCTTTTCTGATTAAGGCGGACAAATATGGAACCGCTTGAGTTTGTAGCGGCTGTTTTGCCACCGCCCGGAAATGGGCGTTATTGCGTGGTGGAACTTTCAAGAAAAAAAGAACATGCCTATGTTCACACACTGGAGGAAGCACAGCCTTTCATCGACAGATGGAAGCAATCGGGTGAAGACATTTACTTTGCGCTAGGTACATTCGGGGACGACAACAATCGGACTGCGGACAATGTGCACATGGTCAAGACCTTTGCCATCGACGTGGACTGCAATCACCCCAAGGACTTACCTGATCCCAAAACGGGACTAATCAAACCCAAGGCGTACGCTAGTGCGAAGTTGGCGGCACAGGCCATTATGGACTTTGCGGAGACTACAGGACTGTCGGCTCTGGGCGACCCATGGATGGTGGCGTCTGGCGGCGGCGTACACGTATACTGGCCGATTACTGAAGCCGTGGATGTCAACGAGTGGAAGCCTGTGGCCGAAGCGTTCAAGCGCATGTGCTACCAAAATAAGCTGGACATTGACCCCACAGTAACGTCAGACGCATCCCGCGTTCTGCGTATCCCTGCCACGATCAATACCGGCATCAAGAACAAGAAGAAGGTTCGGGAGCAAACCAACGTGCGCTTCATGAGCGAAGGCGCTGTGTTCGAGTTGGCAGACATCCGCGCTGTGGTTGAGAAGAACCTCATTGGTACGCAGTATGAAGTCACAGCCAAGCAACCTAACAACGTGGTTGAACTCCCCGGTACTAGGCCAGCCGCACCAAGCGCAAGTCAGGTCAAGTTGTTTGAGAACAGCGTCACCCGCTTCAAGAACATTGTGGTCAAGACCCGTGCAGGGACAGGCTGTGGCCAGATCTCACACTACGTAGAACACGCTGAACAAGACGGTATGGAACCCCTGTGGCGCGGTATTCTTTCGTGGACAAAGGTCTGTGTGGATGGCGAGGGTGCATCAAAGTGGATCAGCGACATGCACCCATACAGCGAAGACCGCATGCGCACCAAGTTGGCTGAGATCAAAGGCCCATACCCTTGCACTAAGATGGACTCGGAGAACCCCGGAGTCTGCCCAAGTTGCCCACATTGGGGCAAGATCACAAACCCGCTAGTGTTTGGCCGCGACATGGCGGTGACCACTGTTGAGAGCGTTGTGGAATTACCACGCGTTTCAATGGACGAGGAAGTTAAGAAAGTGCTTCGCCCTGAAGCACCCCGTGGCTACGCTTATGGTGAGCGCGGCGGCATCTTTATCCAGAAGGAAGACGAAGACGCGCAGGGTAACAAGGTCATGCGTAGCGTGTTGATTATTCCTTACGATCTTTTCCCTGTGGACATCCTGAGCCACAACGGAGAACACACAGTGCACTTCATGGCCATCAGGCGTGAGGGTGTGCAGAACATTACGATGGCGCAGAAGGCTGTTGTGAGCCAAGACGAAACAGTCAAGGCACTGGCCAACCAGAATATCGTGGCATCGTTTGGTCGAGGCAACGACAAGAATTTGTTTGATTACGTACGTGCGAGCGTGGAAAAAATGAGCAACGACAAATCACCCGTTAAAGTACCCGCCAATTATGGCTGGCAAGAAAATGATACTTTTGTTTTCGCTGGCAAAATCTTTAGTGCCACTGCCGCACCCGTAGAAGTGCCAATGCCCGGCCTTGAGAACATCGTGGCCAACACCAGACCCACTGGCTCGATGGAAACTTGGGTAGCGTTCATGAAGCTCTTAATTGCCAAGAAGCTATACGGACATCTGTCCATCGTTTTGGCAGGCGCCAGCGCCCCTTTTATGCGGTTCACGGGCATTTACGGGATGACTTATCACTGCGGTTCAACCGAGTCCGGTACGGGTAAGTCGCTGGCACTGGAAGGTGCGGCTTCAGTTTGGGGTCACCCAGTCCACTACCGCACGGGTAAGGGTACATCGCCTGTTGCTATGCAACAACGCCTCGGACTGCTCGGTAGCATGCCGCTAGTAACGGATGAGATCACCGCCAAGAACCGCAAGGATTCTGAGTGGTTCCCTGAGTTCCTACTGGACATGACCGAGGGTCGTGGCAAGGAGCGTATGGAGTCTGGCGCTAACAAGGAGCGTATCAACCTCTCGACTTGGCAGACTGTGGCCATCATGTCCTCCAATACCCACGTTGTGGACTACCTAACAGGGTCACGCAAGCACTCGTCTGAGGGTGAACTGCGTCGCGTTCTTGAGTTCATCATGGACGAAGAACTGTCGTGGGAACCCCATGAGATTGAGATCATCAAGTCGTTGCATAAAAACTACGCTTTGGTGGGCTACGAGTTGGCTGGCTTCTTGGCCAAGAACGTGCCCATGCTCAAGACCTTGGTGCCTGAGATCGTGCGTAACTGCTACAAGGACTTCAACGCTACCAACGACGAACGCTTCTGGATGGCTGGCATCGGTGCAATGATGGCCGCTGGCCTGTCTCTGGGCAGTAAGCACCTTGGCATCATCGACTTCCCCTTGAGCGAGATGAAAGACTTCCTGATCCTGCGTGTCAACACGGCTCGGGGCAACATCAAGACCAACAAACGCAGTGCAGAGGATGTCCTCAACGGCTTCATCCAAGAGTATTACGGCAAGTTCGTGGTGGTGCGCTTTAACTCCAAGTCTGGCGCTGTGGCTTTGCTTGGCGGTACTGCTGAGATCGACGCATCGACTACCCGCTCGGTAGTTATGGGGCGCGTGGAGCACGGCGTAACAGCCAACCACACAGACTTTTACATCGAGGAGCGACTGCTAAAAACCTTCTGCTCCAACATGAGTTTTGGCTACGCTGACTTCAAGCGACAGCTTGAGAAGCAGTTTGTGGTTTCGTACATGCCGAAGAAAGACATGATGGCAAGAACCAGTGGCCCCCCGATGCGGGTGTCCACCATGAAGATCTCGAGAGAGAACTCTACCTTGGATGAAGAAATTATCAATCCAGTATCCATGGCAGCGGCTTGAGAGGGGGCAGGGGTTCTTTGTCCCCTGCATCGACACGGAGGCTGTCAAAGCCGAAGGCTTAAATAAGGCCCTCGGCTTTCGTTTGTTTGACGCCCGAGCCAAGGTCGGGATCAGGGACGGCTTTACTGGCGTGTGGTTTTATCGACTGCTTTGAGAAAGGCTCGGGCGTATTCTGTCTGAGCCTTATCAATACGCGCCAGCATCTCGTCTTTCTGCTCCGTGGTCATCCT